AGGAAATAGAAGACAAACATCTTGAACGTGCATAATATCACGACAATGTGATCCGTGATTATAAAGTTTGATGTCATGATGAAGTTTGAGTTCATCAATCAACCAAGTAATAGCATTCTTTTTTCTAGATGCTTTTTGATCCCCAGCACCAAGAACATTACAAAGGCGAAGAATGCGATATTTTATTCCGTATGTCTCTGCGAACGACATGATTAGTTGTTCTGCACAGCGTTTAGTAATAGAATAAAATCCTGTTGGTTCACAACGTGCATCTTCTTTTGCTGGAATATATGGTGTTTTACCATACACAAACCAGGAACTAATAAAATTGAAAGTAATGTCTTCAGATCTACAATGATCTAATACTTCACATAGAACTTTTAAATTAGTATCTACGTCTAGAGTAATTCTATCATGAACATTATAATTGTCAACTGTGGAGATAAAATATAAAATATTCTTTGTCTTGGGTTTGCGTTCATCACGTTGCATTTCTATGCAACCATCATACATTTTTCTAAAATTACCACCTACAAACCCAGTACCACCGTATAGAGAAATCATTGTTTCAAATACCAATCAACAGTCATTTTAAGTGCTTGATCAAAATCAAAATGTGGGATCCAACCAGTGTGTTGTGTAAGTTTTTCAAAACTCATACCATAACGTTTATCTTGTCCAGGACGGTCTTGAGATACTTTAATTAAATTTTCTGGTTTACCAAGAATTTTTAAAATCTTTTTGGTAACATCAATGTTTTTTAATTCACAGTCCCCACCAATATTAAAACGATCATTCATAACACGCTGATCTTCAAGCATCCAAATAGCGCGGCAATGATCGTAAACATATAACCAGTCTCTAATCTGTTGCCCACCACCATACATATAAGTCACTTCATCCTTTAGTGCATTGAAAATTACCTTTGGAATAAGTTTTTCAATGTGCTGATGAGGACCATAATTATTGCTACAGTTAGTAATGAGATAAGGTAATCCGTAAGTGTTGTGCCATGTTCTGACATAATGATCGGAAGCTGCTTTACTGGCACTGTATGGATTCCTGGGATCATAAGGAGTTTCTTCTGTGAATAATTCTGTATCTTCGTATTCTAATGATCCATAGACTTCATCTGTGGAAATATGATGAAACTTCTGTATGTCAATTGTTAAACTTGCATTTAGAAGATTGATTGTTCCAATTACATTTGCTTCTAAAAATGGTCTATAGTTTCTGATTGAATTATCAACATGACTTTCTGCAGCAAAGTGAAAAACTTTGCGTGGTTTATATTTTTTGAAGATATAATTTACATGATTTTCATTTGTAATATCGCACCAAACAAACTCAAACTGCGGATCTTCAGGAATAAACCGAAGATCCGCAGCGTAAGTTAAGTTGTCCAGCACAATAACTTTTTCATTCGTAACGTTCTTCATATAGTGAAGAAAGTTACTGCCGATAAAACCTGCGCCGCCAGTAACTAAAAACATCAGTCGTTATAATACACGTTATCAATTCTACCATAATCATCTTCCAATCTTACAACATCGTTCTCCTGGCATTGCCCATGTTGAACTTCAATAAAAAGAACTCCATTGTCACCAGCAGTCATGCGGTGACGGGAGTTAATTGCAATATGAAAATGTTTTCCAGGATAAACCCATTCAGTATATTCGTTCAATTGAACAAGACCAGAACCCTGGACAATAATCCAGTGCTCTATTCGATAATTATGATACTGAAGTGAAAACCTTTGATTTGGATTTACATAAATTCGTTTGACTTTATGTGTTAGTCCTTTGTCAATAGTTTCATACCAACCCCAAGGTCTTTGCCTACGTACACATGTACAATCCATTTTCGTATAAGTAAATTCTCAAGCTCGCCACCAATTCTTTAACTGGAAATTGGAAACCAGGCGGAGAAAGAATTCCCCATCCGCACCACTTGCTCTTGAAAAAAGCAAGAAAACAATAGGGTCATAATTGACTCCACCACTTAATTTTTTAAAAAATTAAGAAAACAAATTTACCAGTTTTGCAATTTCGTTTATGGAGAAAAATCCACATAAGGTTAAAACGTCATAAAGTTTAAGTTTAATTGCAAAAGGTATTGTTAGAATACCACCAATACACTTGATAAGTAATCCATAACGAAAATCTCCCCATAACATAAGTTGATACCCAAGTATGAGGAGAATGTTGCCTAGGTATCGTAAAATACTAGATTTAGGCATTGGGTTGCTCCCGACCAGGGTTTTTATAGTCTCTCCATGACTTAGACTAAAACACCCGCGTCCATTAGATCATATTCTAGATTATCAAGAATTACGTTGTAATCCTTTTCCGCATCGTCATAAAAATAAACATTGCGAGATTTGTAGTATTTACAAAGTTTTTCGTAAAGTTTAGGATACGTTTCATCAAGATAAACGGTTCCTTCGACAGCAGAAGTAAGTTTTTTGATGTCTGTTTTGAACTTAGAAAAAAATGGACTGCGAGACATTTGTTGTTGTAAGTTTACTGTTTTAGTATAGGATATATAGACACTTATGTCAAGTGTCTAATCGGAGTGACAGGATTCGAACCTGCGACTTCTCGCTCCCAAAGCGAGTGCTCTACCAAACTGAGCTACACTCCGTGGCGGTCATTTTGTTGAAGAGGTATAGCCGAACCCCTGAAAGGATTAGAGTTTGGACCTCTTATCCATGGAGAATATCGGACTCGAACCGATGACATCTTGCTTGCAAAGCAAGTGCTACTACCAACTGAGCTAATTCCCCAAGGCGGAAGCGGTTGGATTCGAACCAACGGTGCTACTAACACGGTAGTTTTCAAGACTACTGCCATAAACCACTCGGCCACGCTTCCATTCATTATCATTCCAATGTTTTACAACACCGGCAACAATAAAAATATTTGTTATAAGATATGTAGTAAAGATTATGGTACGAATAATTGCTATGCGATCTGCTTCATGATTGTTATCAGAAGATTTTTCACCTAATGATTTACACCAAAGTTTCCACATTAACGAATTTCAAATTCAAGTCTTTTAACTTTTCGTTGACGCCTTGCCTCTTGAAAAGCGAGGTCATCTTGACTTAGTATACCAGAATTTTTTTTCTTTGTCAACCCTTCTATGATAACAATCTGCGAAAGATCTACTGCAGAAATTTTATCATTATAAATTGTTGCTTGATTTGGACATCCACAAACGATCCGTTTTGAGGAGTTCGTTAACTCCTTGTTACAAGTTTTGCAACGTATTGCCAGTGTGTTTAAATTCATTTAAGGTTTTAAAATATTCTTTACTTGCAATTTTAGGAGTATATCCAGGGTAGAATTTTTTTACAATACTACCAATACCCATTGCAGTAATGGCACTATCACAAAGTACCCATACAGTTTTTTCATTAGTGTCCACTACATGTGGAAGAGGAAATTTAGTTTTCATAAGTAAATGTTTTGTTTTTCACTTTAGTATCAAATTCACCAGTACGTCCAGGTTTCATTTTGCCAACCTTAACATTTTTCCCTTTCCCTGGCCAAGATGTTTTAGAAGTTCCAGTAAGACTTGCACCACCTTTTCTTTTTTTCTGAACTAAAACGGAATCTTGATCATATTTAGCACCAAGTTTAGCAACTGCCTTTTTAAACTTTTTTTTACTTTTCTTTCCAGATGAAATTACATAAGACTTTTCAGAAACTTTTTTCTCATCTTTAGTGCCAGGATTTTCTGTATATCTTCCTTTTACTTTTGTTGGACCAGGAAGACCAGCACCACGAATGTCTTTTGTCAATTGCTTGGATCGTGCTTTGTTTTGAGACTTAGACTTATCACCTCTTTCGGCAGACATGATTGCCATGCCACCTTTGTCTGATTTAGATTTTACACGATTAAGTGAAGTCTCTTGAATACACTGACATTCTAGCATAAACTCAGCAAAATTTTTCATGTATTACTAATGCTTATACACCAATTTTATTTATTTATATGGGCGATGACGGGATTGAACCGCCGACATACTCGGTGTAAACGAGGCACTCTACCGCTGAGTTAATCGCCCAGGCTCCCCCTCCTGGATTCGAACCAGGGACCAAATGATTAACAGTCATCTGCGCTACCGCTGCGCCAAGGAGGAATAAAGAAAGTTACTGGACTTACACCAGTTACGAGGGCATTGTCTGCTTGTCTTGATTCTTTGACTTAACTTCCTTTCAAAGACCACCCAAAAAATGAGTGGTCTAACTCAACCTATGAGTAGTTTATCAGAACTTGATACCTAGACCAGTTGTGAATACTGGACTATAAGTTCCATTGGAACCACCATAGCTATTGGTAGCATTGGTAGTGGGAAACTTAACATCAGCAAAACCAACCAGAGAATCTGTAATGCGACCTTCAACACCCAGAGCAAACACAACTTGACCCTGTGAACCAACAGCAGACTGATAATTAGAAGAAGTATTGTTTACGAAAGGAACTTGATAACCAACACCACCATAAACATTTGCACGACTTACTTTAGTTCCATTAGCAAGAGTCTTGCGTGAGATGGAGTAATCATAAGTAGCAAGTGCTCCACCAGCAGCACCAATCTGTCCAGCAGGACTACCGACAAAGTTAGCATAAGGACGAACTGAAACTTCATTACCCCAAACAGTAGCAACAGGAAGACGTGCCTGAACGGTAGCACCAGAAACAGTACGATTAGCAGTGTATCCATTACCATCAGTACCTTGCTTATTCACAAGAACACCAACACCAACATACTGACCAACGCCTTGGGATTTACGAACAGAAGCAACTTCCAGAGTCGT